AAGGACATCGTTGCTGACGTAAGAACATGGTTTGAGATTGAAGTTCTTGAAGGCTCAATGCTTACCACGACTATTTAGGAGTAAAACATGGCGGGTGAAGTTACAAAAAGTATTACAGCTCAGAATACATTTAGCGATGTATTAAAGATACAAGGGTATTTCAATGTATCTATTACTGGAATCGCTGGCGGAACTGAAGTCACGATACAAAGGAAAACAGGGGTAGACGGAGATACGTTTACTGATGTTCAGGCTTTTACTGCTGACACAGAAACTTACGGTTATGAACCAGAGTTTACTGAATACAAGATTGGCGTTAAAACTGGCGACTTTGGTTCAGGCACTTGCAAGGTAAGGCTGGGAACAAATGGTCGAACCAGATCACGATGGTCATTTGTTTACTAAGGAGTAATCATGGCTCCTTTAGATCAAGCAATAGCACGTTTAGATAAACACGAAGCTGAGTGTGCCTTGCGTTACGAAATGATTCAGCTACAGCTTGATGAGCATAATAAACGTTTTGATAAGCTTGAGAAGATGATGACAGGTGGCTTTGCTTCTATTTCTATTATCGTCACTATGGCTATTGCTATCTTGGAGTTTGCTAGATGATACAAGCTTTGATCGGCCCTATTGTTAACCTTGTCGGTGGACACCTTCAGCGTAAAGCAGAAGAGAAGAAGGCTGTACATGAACGTAAACTAGAGGTTATCAAGCAAGACAGTAACTGGGAAAACATCCATGCTAATAACGCAAACAACTCATGGAAAGACGAGTGGTTCACTATCTTGTTTTCAGTCCCATGTATTCTTGCGTTTTTTCCGTCTATGGTTCCTGTAGTGATGTCTGGGTTTTCTGCTCTTGATAGTATGCCTGAGTGGTACAAAGGTTTTCTAGGCGCTGCTGTTGCGGCATCGTTTGGCCTACGTGGTCTGGCTAACTGGAAAAAATAATATGTCTGCTCTTACTGATTTTTTACAGTTTATAAATCAAACAAACCGTGAATTAGGTATGCTTCAGGAAGCACAAAGAGTAGCGGGCGATGGTAATTTACTAGATGAGAATACTGGAGATACTCCAATAGGAGATATTGACCCTAGTTTAGCAGAAGAAAGTGTGTGGGATTTGCTTACTTCTATCATGGCAGGTAGGCAAGGCACTATTCAAGGTCTTGATCCAGAAATTATAGAAGCTCTTGAAACTTCTGTAGAAGGTCTTAATGACAACGAATTACGTACTGTAGCTGCTGAAATAGTAGCGGCAGGTGGTTATGATGAATGGTTAGCACAACAGCCTACAGGTGATCCCGGCCCAGTAAAAGGAGACCCGCCTAGACAAGCACCTATACAGCCTGAACCAGAGCCTGAGCCACCAGAACAGGTAGGAATCAACTTAGAAGACTTCCAAACACAGTTCCCTGATCTTGATCCTAGTGCTTATGAAGATGGTATGTATACTGATCCTACTACAGGTACAGTGTATGTTATCAACATCCCACCAGACCTAACAGAGCCTGAAGAAGACGAAACAGATATAGCAGAAGATGACACTACCGACGCTATAGATGACGGCGCAGATGATTTACCTTCTGACACTACTGAAGGTGATGCAGGTCCAGTAAAAGGTGACGCACCAAGAGAAGCTCCTATACAACCAGAACGTCCGTGGGAGTACATAGGTAACGGTAGGTTTAGGCATGTTAATACTGGTGAAGTCATCACTGATCCTAACTATGATCCAAATAACGATTTGTACGAAGTAGGTGTAGTTTACAGTAGAGGTGATGAAGAGTCTTTAGAACCTGAGCCAGAACCTGAACCGGAAGTTACACCTTTACCGTCAGTAACAGGTCCAGTAAAGGGTGATCCTACAAAACAAGAACCTATACAGCCCGGCGATGGCGATGGCGATGGCGATGGCGATGGCGATGGCGATGGCGATGGTGACGGTGACGGTGACGGTGTAGGAGGAATGTTGTCACCAGACGGGGCGTTTAAACCTTTTATGACTTCAATAGGCTACACACCCGTACAGTTACAACAACTTATTGCACCGCCTAAAAAAGACTACGTTAGAGAACTTGATGGGTTAATTGGTCGCAGTTTATTTGGGAAGATGATTAAATGACGTATTTAAACATAATGAATAATGTGTTGCGCCGATTGCGTGAAGAAGAAGTTAGCAGTGTTACTGAAAGCACGTACTCTAAAATGGCTGGTGATTTCATTAACGATGCCAAGCAGTTAGTAGAAGAAGCTACTGATTGGTCTGCGTTACGTGACACAATACTTAAAACAACTGAAGTTGCTACGGGAAGTGAGGAGATAACTCTTACTGGCTCTGGCGACAATGTAAAAATCATGTCGGTAATTAACGACACTAGCAACTGCTTTATGGAGTATCAGACTAAAGACTGGTTTAACGACAAAAGGTACATATCAGATTTAGTTGTTGGATCTCCTAAGTACTACACATTTAACGGTCTAAACAGTAGTGGAGACACTAAGGTTTTATTAAATCCTGCTCCTGATGCTGCATATAACTTACGTTTTGATGTTGTCAAAAGACAAACACCTTTGACTAATAATTCTGACGTTTTGCTTGTACCTTCACAACCAGTAATACATTTGGCTGTAGCTTTGTTAGCTCGTGAACGTGGTGAAACTGGTGGTACTTCTACTGCTGAGTACTTCCAAATTGCTGATAAGTATTTATCTGACGCTATTGCTATTGATGCGGCTAAGCACCCAGAAGAGATGATCTTTAGGACTATCTAATATGGCCCAAGAATTAAAAAGTATTAATCTTTTGGCTCCGGCGTTTAAAGGAATTAACACCGAAGACTCTCCTTTGGCGCAAGACCCATCGTTTGCTGAAATTGCTGACAACGCAGTTATTGACAAACGTGGTCGTATTGCGGCGCGTAAAGGTTATGAAGTTATTACTACAAACAAAACTGTACTTGGTACTGCCGCTGTACGTGCTGTCAGAGAGTTTAGAGATAACGCAGGTAACAACAAGATCTTTTCTGTTGGTAACAACAAGATCATTAGCGGTACAACTACGTTGGCTGACGAGACACCCGGTAGTTACACCATTACTGCTGACAACTGGAAGATGGTTGACTTTAATGACAGCATCTATTTCTTTCAGCGCACTTATGAGCCTTTAGTTTACAGTAACGCTTCAGGCGCAGTAGAAAAAATGTCTACGTTAACTGGAGCGTCGGGTGTAAGTGACATTCCAAAAGCTAACGAAGTTATTGCTGCTTATGGTCGTCTTTGGTGTGCTGATCTACTAGGCAATAAGTCTACTGTTTACTGGTCTGACCTGTTGATTGGACAGAATTGGACAGGCGGTACTAGTGGTAGTATTGACATCTCAAAAGTATGGCCTGACGGTTATGACGAGATTGTATCACTAGCGGCACACAACGGATTGTTAATCATTTTTGGAAAGCACAGTATTGTTGTCTACCAAGGTGCAGAAGCTCCAGCAACTATGTCTCTTATGGACACTGTAGCGGGTGTTGGTTGTGTAGACAGAGATACAGTACAGCATACAGGAATTGATGTTATTTTCTTGTCACATACAGGCTTGCGTAGCTTTGGACGTACAATACAAGAAAAGTCAATGCCTATCAGTACGTTATCCCGTACAATTACAAAAGACATTATTGGCTTGATACAGGGAGAGACAGAGTTCTTTAGGTCTATCTACAACCCAGAAGAAAACTTTTACCTGTTGACATTTGTAGGTCAGAACACAACCTTCTGCTTCGACGTTCGAGGCACGTTAGAAGATGGTTCGTTTAGGGTAACACGATGGCCCGGTTCTGTCTTTACAGCTTACGAAAGATTGGCTAACGGCACTTTGTATGTAGGCTCAACAGCGGGCATTAGCGAATATAAAGGGTACTCTGATAATGGTAGCTCTTATCGCTTTAAATACTTTAGCCCTAGCCTGACGTTTGGCGATACCTCTCGTTTAAAGATTCTTAAGAAGATCAAGCCGACACTTGTAGGCGCTAACAGTGCTACGGTCTTTATGAAGTTTGCGTATGACTTTGGTACGTCTTACAGAACAACAGAATTTACAGTAGGTAACCAGCAACCTGCCTTTTTTAATGTTAACGAATTTCACGGGGATGCTGACCCTTCTCACAATTCTAACCCGCTATCAGAGTTTACTGGTGGTGAACTTATTAACCAACGCAGTTTGAACGCTATCGGTAGTGGTACAACCGTTGTTGTTGGCCTTGAGTCAGACATTAATGGTTTTGCATTATCGCTACAAGAGATTAACCTACTCGCACTGATAGGTAAAACGTTTTAATTAGGAGCAAGCAATGACACCCCAAGACGAATACAACATTGGTACACCATCTGATGTTCTTGGAGCGGGAGCTAGTACAGACGCCCCTACTCCAGACGATCCCGACTTTATGGAGCAGTTTGGTGACTTTTTGTTTGGAGGAGGCGCTCAAGGTCTTGCCGGGCTTGGTCTTCTAACAGGGGCTTACAATAGGCTTGGTAGAGTAGGTGAGCGAGGCTTAACTTTAGGACAACAACTAGCTGAAACTCAGTTAGGACAAGCGGCGTTTAGACCATACACTGTTACTACTGCCACAGGTGGTCAGTTTACGGCTGGTCCTGAAGGTCAGTATACAATGGCTATGTCTCCTGAAGAGCAGGCTATGCGTACTCAACTGTTTGGAGGCGCTAGTGGATTTTTTACAGGTGCTTCCGCAGATCCTGCTGAGCGTGAACAAGAGCTGTATGAGCAAATTAGGGCTACTACTTCTCCTCAAGAGCGTAGAGAACGTCTTGGACTTGAAGAAAGACTAGCAGCACAGGGCCGTCTTGGTGTGCGTACAGCGCAGTTTGGAGGTACTCCAGAGCAACTTGCAATGGAAGAGGCTCAACAAACAGCTATGGCAAGAGCAAGACTTGGTGCAGCACAGCAGGCACGTCAAGAGCAAGCTCAACAAGCTCAGTTAGGTCAACAATACTTAGGTGCTAGTTACTTACCACAGCAGATGCTTCTACAGGGTTTAACTCCCGGTCAGACTGCGGCAGCTCAGGCACAGCAAGCTCAGTTGTACGGTACAGGTTTGTTTGGTGAAGCTACTGCTTCTGGTATTGACGCACTGTTGGGTGCAGGTCTTGGACAGGCTAACTTGATGGGTGCTGCTGGTTCTGGTTTGTTGTCAGGCTTGTTTGCTAGCCCAGAAGCTTCAGGTGGAGAAGGAAGTCAAAGCAGTCGGCTAAGAGATTTTTACGACTTTATTACAGGGTTTGGAGGCTAATTATGGCT